GGTCGGAACCTGTTTCCCATAAATTATTAAAATAAAAGTTACCTAATTTGTTGATTGATAACACATTACGCAAGCTCTGTGCACAATATGGTTTAAGTGCTTGACTATCAACAACTCCGCTTTTGTAAGTATGGTGTGATTGTTTGTCTCTAATCATAAGTCCATGTGTTGTATAGATTTAAGCATAATCTCTAAATACCCTATAATCATATACTTACAAAAGGCAACTTGTGTAAGTCGCATACCCATTTTAAGCTATATGATTTACATAAAATTTGAGGGTAAACGCGTAAAAACCCTATTAAGGACTTATGCAGACCTAGATTTTTGTAAGTGCCTAATGAGGTTTTCATGGGTTTTGCCTAAAATCTTGCCTAAGTCGCATACCTAGTTTTAGTGCGCCTAAAATCCATGTCGAGTTGCGTAGATTTTTGCTTGCGTAAGTCCTTGATGAGTTTTCCCATAAAATCCCCTAGATTTTGTTGTAAGTCGCATATCGCTTTTTGTGTAAAATCTGCCTAGATTTTGCCTCCGGCATCAACCCAAGCTTCAACGATTGGGCGTGCCTCACGCACGAACTCCGAGCGTTGTGCCTCGCTCCATTGTGCTGGGCTTTTGCGGGCTATCCATTGCGCCGCCTTAATTGGGTAGGTCAGCCAATGAGCTTCTGGCCTTGGCTCGTTGGTGCTGGTGATTGGGTCAGGGAGGATACCTGCCCATAATGCGAGTTGCTTTAGCTGGCCCGGCTCTGGGTTGGTAAGGCTAGGTCTGGCCTTGGCTACCCGCTCAAGCCTCCGGCCCTCCTCACCGTTTATGCCCGCTATTTCCAAGATGCCATCCACATCAAGCCCCTCCGTCCGTGCGGATAGGATGATGTCCCCAGCGTCCGCCGCTAGGCTGATGGTCTCGGCCATGCTTTTCACGGCCTCTTCTCGCTGTTCCTGTAAAAGTCGCACCGTTTTCTTAAGCTCCATGCCTATGCTTTTTTCGTTGTTATCTAGGGTAGCGATTGCCTTGCTCATTTTGGGATTTCTCCTTGTTTATGCCTCGGCCTCGACAAGCTCCTCGGCCTGTTCGTGTTCCTCGGCGGGTGGTTCGATCTCTCGAAAACGCCATTCTGCGAAGCCTCTTTCCGGGTGTGGCGGCACAGAGGAGCAGGGGTTTTGCATCCCCTCCAAATAAACCACGATTTCACCGTGTTCCCCTGTGCTTGAAAGCCCAACGCCCATGTCCCTTACCTTATAGACCCTATCTTTTATTGGTAGGCAGTTATAGAACAGGAGCAGTTCGGGCGGGAACCGATCATCCACACAGACAACTTTTGAGCCTGTTCTCACCGTTTTTTGCCTCGCCTTTTTAAGCCTTTTTGCCATGCGTCCTTGTTCCATTTTGGGCATTCCTTCCGCCGTCTTTCGTGCACCCGCAGGGCTCGTTCTTTGTAGATTTGGCGCACCCTTTCGCTCCGTTGAACTCTTAAGACAAGCCCTGTCCTTTGAGTTAGCTCCGATAGCCGTGCAGATAGGGCGGCTCTTGTGTATGGGCGGTTTGTGTTTGGGTTAAGGTAGCGTTTGGCAATGCTGGTTAGGCTGTCTGGGCTTCGGTTGGTTGCTAGGGCTAGGAGGGCTTCGTCCAAAGTGTCGTCTCTTTTTGTGCGCAACATAGGGCTATCGCCTTCAGTCTTGATCGTCTCCTCTATGATTTGAGCCGTTGCCCTTGCCAGTTCGTCCAAATTCATGGCTGGGTTTTGGGCTTTGAGGTGCGCCAGCCTTTCCCTAACGACATCCTCGAGCTTGTCCACTTGGTCGGCCATATCGACCGTGTAGGATGCGGCGATGCTGTCCGCCGGGTCTTGGCCGTCAGTTCTCATCGGTTCCCTTTGCCCAAATCCAATGGCTATGCTTGCTTGGTCTTATGATTTTTCCCTGCTTTTCCAACCATCTGGCGTGGTATTGAATCACAGGTTGTTCCATCTTGAGAGCCTTTGCGATCACCGCCGTTGGTATGCCGTTGAGCAATAGCCTTTCGATGACTTGCCGTAGCATCTTGATCCGCTCCTGTGAACGTCCAGCCTTGGTTATTTTTTTTAGCTCCGCATTGTCCGGGCATAGCTCAATCAAAAGCCTCTCGGCTCTTAACTGGTCGGACTCGATGGGAGCGGTCTCCATTAGGATTTCTTTAGGCTGTGTTTATTTTATGTCAAAGGCTGGTCGAATCTTGTTCAAAGATAGTATTGGGCAACCTTCTTGCCGTTCTCCGTCTGGATGTCCCGGCTTTGGATGGTTAGCCCCGCCTTTTTCAAATCATGGATGCGAGAGGCCAAACGAAAGATTCCGTAAAGCCTCAACGCCTCAAGTGCCGTGATCGGCTTGCCGCTCTGCAAGTGGGATAGCACTTGCTGGCATTGTTTGGAACCGATGGGCTTGATTGGGTGGTGTGTTTCCGTTGGCTCAACGAAGTCCATGGTTAGTTGAGATGCAAAATGGAAGCTCATTTTTTTGCCGACTTTCTTTTGTTCGGGTAGTTGTACCTACCTTGTTTGCTTGGCTCCCATCCCTGCTTTTTGGCGTGGCAGATTGAGGCATGGTCGCAACCCCAAGCCCTAGCGATAACCGTCATTGGGATTCCGGCCTCGTATTGAGCCTTCCACAATGCCCAACGCTTCTGGACGACTTCAACCTTGCGATTCTTGCACTTTCCAAATTTGCCCCTTAAAACCCTTAATTCGTGTGGAACGATGATTTGTGGCAAGTCTATCGGTTCGGCGGTCTTAGCCCTTTCTAGGCCCAAATGCGCTTCAATTTGAGCTATTCTCGAACAAAGCGGGGCAAGGTAGGCTTTCACGGGGTCGGCTTCCTTGGCGTTCCGCATAATCTGAAGGCTCAATTCAAGGCTATTTATCCGTTCCTCAAGCTCTTGGATTCTCTTTGGTAGGGTGACGGCCTTTTCAAATTCCATTGCTTGATCGGCCAGCGATTTATATTCGGGTTGCACTTTGCGGTATGGCACAAAGCCCCTGTCCACGGTTCTTTCAAATGCTTTGAGTAGGCTCATGATGGGCAACCTGCCTTTTCCCAATCATAAAATGAGGTGAAGCCCATCCGCCTGTATAGGGGCGCGGACTCGCACGATGATTTCGGTTGCGGTTTTGGTTGCATTGTGTGGTTCCCTTTCTGGTTTGTGGTTTGGTTCCTTCTGAAGCAATTCCTTGCGGCGGCTTGCCAGTCCTTAACAGGCGCACGGCCTCCGACCTTCCATCCGTTGCTTTCATAGTGGTCGAAGGCTCCTTGAACATCTTTGCCAATCCATCCGATGCTCTTTGCGTAATCCGACCATTGCGAAAGCGTGGGGCGCACTTGCGCCCTCTCTCTATTATTCTGGCCTCTAGCTTCTGTAGCCTCTAGCTTCTGCGGCGTTACATTGCCGTTACAAGAGCGTTTCATTTGCGTTACAGTAGGCGTTACATCGGCGTTACGCCAACGCAAAATCCTTTCCCTGTTAGACTTACGGCCACGCTCATCCTTGACCATTCTGCGTGAAAATATGCAATCTTCCTCGACTGAATAGACCCCTGCCTGTGCCAATTCAACAAGCAAGCCGCTGGTTGTTTCTAGGCTTTCACCGAAGATTCTGGCGATATGTTCAGCCCCCATCGGCTTATCCCCGGCGAGCAAATAGCCGTGCCTTTTGGACTTTGCCATGAGGCAAATCATATCGACCCAAAGACCTCTTGCCGCCGGGGAACAACCACGAAGGGCTTCATCCGAAAGCCAATCAGCCGGATAAAATTTAAGCCAAGGCAACTTCATTTTATTTCAATAGCCTCCCTACTGGCGTCATAGTCATCATCACCATCGAATCCCCCATTATCTATAAATCTGCAACAATTTGTATATGCTACGCTTGTAGCCTCAATCCATAAGGCATACGGGTCATCGTCTGGCTGTTTTACAACTACTGGAACATTTGGCTTTTCTAAAATAATTTTTGCAAGTTCGTGTGATTTCATTTTTTGCCGTTCTCCAAGTCGCGCTTTTGGTATTTCTTGGCTCGATCCAATAGCTCCTTTGCCATCACCTCGGCCAAGTCTGCGTGGGCTAGGATGTCCTTATAGTTTTTCTCTTGGGCGTGAGTCCAGTCCTTCCTCATGTCTTTGAGCCTCGCCGTTGTGTATCGAAGCAACTGCTTTAAGTATGTAAGTCTTTTAACGCTCATTTATTTAGCATCCTTTCCAACTTGTCCCACGCCCAGCCAGCGAGAAGTGCCAAGCCTACCAACCCTGCGAATATAAATCCCACAGCTAGGCCAATGAGAACCATCAATTTCCCAAGTTCTAGTAATGTTTCTTGCATAAATCTCCCTATGAGATAGGAGCCTTCGGCCACGGCGACCAACAACGAACCGAACTAGCTCTTGTCCAGTTGTCCATATAAAATTCCCCGCGGTGGAAGCGAGCCACCATAACGCTGATTCCAATAACAACAAGGCATCTATCATTTTCCTGCGGCTTATCATCTGTGTCCCTCCATTCAATTAGTCCAAACTTTGTTTTTGGTATTTGAACATCAATACTTGGCATTGGGCATCCTTCTAATGGCGGTTGCCACATCATTGAGAAGGTCTTTCCTTACTTGATCTTCCTCTGCATCAGCCATGGATTGAACAAGCTCTGCACAGGCCTCCCTCTCTTTCTTCGCCACGGTATTTGCCAGCGAAGCCAAAGACCTATCAATTTGTGTTAGGGCAGATTCAGAAGGGGATGTCATCTTTTTTATCCTCATCAATCACTGCTTTAATAACTGCTCGAAGCTGGACATCCTTTTTGTAGGGTTGTCCGTCTGGGGCGTTCTTCATCGGCTGTTCCATCAACCACATCAGCCAACCAAATCCTTCCGATGATCTAGCAATCTGGCGGACGGTCTGGCCCTTGTATTTGCCAAACCCAACGACCATATCCTTAATCTCGGAGTCCTTGGTTTTCTTTTCCTCAACCAGCTTTGCTGTGATCTCCTTGATCTCTGCCTTCGAAGGCTCTTCGTATTTCTCGGTATTGAGTTGCTTGGCATCTTCAAAACCACCGAAGGGAACTTCTTCCGCTGGGGTGGTTGATAGGTTGCGGTCGATCAATACAACGACATGGGCGAAGGCCGAGCGGCAAGCCCGACTAATCGCCCTTGTCTGGCACATCGCCCGCTGTGCATAGGTCGGACGCTTTGCCCACATATCCTCATCGAAGCCAAGGAATCCCTCGGCGGTTGCGATTGTTTGGCCGTTGTCCATTCGGCGAACTTCGCCAATGCACTTCCAGCCTTCATCGGTGCGCTCGACATCCCTTGCCGAAGCTACGCATCCATGGGCAACTGCGATGGATTGCCAGCCCTCTACCCGAACATAGTCACGATTGCCAATCCGTTGTGCGGTGGCCTTGACGATTTCTCGGCAAGCCCCAGCAACGTCCGTAGCCTGTCGGATATGTTGGGCAACTCCGTTGTTAATTGTTGCTAATTGTGTTTCGCTCATTGTGTGGTTCCTTTCTTTTTTGGTTTACTCGTTGGGAAGCCTTTGGCGGTTGTTATGGAAGGCTATCTCTAAATTTTCTTTGCGGTATTCCCAATAGCCGGGAAGCCCGCCGATGAATGATGGCTCATAGGGAACCTTGTTCATTATGCAAAAATATTCCCTATCTAGTTCCTTCTTTAGCCTCTTAAAATGTCCTTGAGGATTTTCGTGCGCCCATCCGTTGTAGGTCTTGAGCCATTCCGCATTCTCGGCTTGCTCCTGTTCGGCATCGGGAGCCTTGCGACAAGCCGATAAATCTTCCACCCGCAAGACCCTTTCCCGCCAATCCACGAAGGATTGATGGCGCATATCGTCTCCCTCTTTCTGGTATTCCTCAAAGAAGCTAGCCATTTTGGGCCTCCCTCTTTAGGCGCAAATAAGAATCCGATCCGCCCCTATAAATTGTTTCAATAATAGGAGTAAGCCATTTGGCCGTGATCTGATGGGCGGGGATTCGGAAAAGCAAGATGCCACGCTCGGCAATGGCGTTATATTTTTCCATATCAGCCATAAAGCCGGAGCCTCTTGTATGTCTGCCCTTCGTCCATACCGAACCTTCCACTTCGATTGCCACGCCAGAGTCATGCCAGTAGTCAATACGCCAGCGGCGTGTCGGGTGGAACTTGTGTTCTGCCATGAGCTTTGGGCCGTTCAATGCCCGCCAGACAATTTCAAACTTACTCAATTTCGCATCTCCCAAATTGAGGGATTGCGGCTTCTGGCCTCGGACTGCTTTGTTTCCTCGGTCGCCTTCTCCAGACGATCAAGCTCTTCTGCCACCATTAGATAGAATCTTCTCCGCTCATAGTCCCTTTGCTCTAAATATTTGCAAAGCTCTCGGCCTCCAAAGAAAATAAACATCACAATGAAAATTAAAAGAGCTTCGATCACAAAATTCTCCATTTGTGCCAATCGAGTGAGCAGTAAGAAGGATTGCTGACAAAGGGATAGCGGTCATCCTTTTTCATAACGAAGCCCTCCCAAACCAGCCCGCCACGATTCTGAAAATTCATCTCCTCCCAAATGGCCTTTAGCTTTTTGTGATTAAGGCGCGGCATCCGTAGCAGGGCGTTTTGTTTTAGTTCAAAGGATGCGGGTTCGATCTCCTCAAACTCCTTGACCCTTTGGGCGTATGGCTTGGGGTTGTCTGGGTCGAAGGCATCAATCACTATGATTGTTCCAATGCCCTTCTTCTCCCTCATCCCCATTATCTCGCAGTCGATAAAGCGTGACTTGATCCCGGCAGTTGCCAACCGCTCGAACATCAGCGGGGCGTTGGATGCGACTTTTCCATGCCGATTGTAGGCCACGCCTTCCTTTTGATCTAACCAACCCCTCCATCCATTTGCCTTCGGCTCGATTGCCCACTCGCTGTAAGTCTCCGACCATGGGGAATCGGCGGCTCCGACTGGTCTTGCAGGGTAATAGGATTTCACTAGTTGGGTTGTAGGATTTCTGGGTATTGCTGTAAAGTTTTATTTGGTCAGTAAAAGCTCTAGCCAATCCCCAAGAGATAGGCCAACGAGGATGCCGACCATCACGGCGATGTAGATTTTGAATGCTTGGTTCATTTGGGATTTCCTTTCTATTTTATTCGATGTTGGTTGCGACTAGCCAACTGCCACAACAGTTATAAACTTCAAAGCCCTTCCAAGCCCCTTTTTCATAGGGCTGGAAATAATCCCTTGAGCCGCCGACAAACCAAAGACTATGCTTGCTTTCAAGAATCTCGCTAACATTGGCTGGCTTCCATTCCTCATCTACCTTGCTTACGCAATCAATCATTCCATCAAATGAAGTTTGCGTTTTTGTCCAAAGGCTATCAGCGTTTTTGCGGATAAAGCTTTTGACCGTTGCAAGGGTGATTTTCTTTTTCTTTTGCTCGCCCGCTTGAACCGGGGCTTGTTCGGTTGTGGTTCCGTTGTTCATCATGGAACCAGTTTAAGGTATCTTAAACCTTTGTAAAGGCTTTTCTTCAGTTATTTCTCTTTGACTATCAACGACTTACGACTTACCGCTGATTTTATAGTGGGTGATTGCGGAGATTCTGCGCCCCGATCCATCAAAAATTCTGAAGTTCTTTTTGAGAAGAAATCCAGAGTCAACCATTTGGTTAATCAACTTATTACAACTGCCACCAGTATGCTTGGCATTAAATCCCATGGCCTTCAATGCGGCATCGGCGCGGAGCCATCCACTAGGAACTTGTTCCTGTTGTCTCTCAAGATATTTTTTTAGGGTCTGCGCCCATTCGCCTTTGAATCCGATCTTGTTCCAGCTTTTGTTGTGATGTTGCTTCATACCGGGAACCTCCACTCGCCATCGCTTGTCGGGGATAGAACATTCACGATGCAGTTCTTGTCGTTGTATTCTCCCCACGCAATGCCGTGTTGCCATCTGGTAATCGAACGATTGCGTCTTGCGTAGTGCATCGAATCCACATTTGCCAAGCACCCAATTGTCCAGCCGACAGGCG